GTGGAGAAATCTCTGGCGGTGTTGGATCAAGCAGTAGGGGAAGATTAGTGACCAGTTCGTAATGGCCGCCTACTGGGAACGGCTCTTCCGGGTGCATGCAGCCAGAAGAGTTGCATGGACCATATCGACCCGCACGGAGTCTGTACACCGCTGGCTGCAGGTAGATACTGATTGAAGACGCGTAGGAGACGCCATTGTCATCATTGACGGCAATCATCAATCCCGCTTCGTCATACAGCCACAAAGCGGAGTCAACAAAGTGACCACCCTGCTCTGGTCGTGGGCACCAGAGTACTTCTGGCGTATCGCATAGAAAAGTAATTGCGGTAAAGGTTCCGGGCTCACTGACCACAACGAAGTAGTCCATTGTTTGATCAACAGTTACAGACTCGTCAGACGCCCGCACAAAGGACGGCGCAATATAGACCGCAAGGGTCATTGCGATTAACCATATAGTGCAAAGTAGGGTCATTGTCTTGGTGCTCATGGGTCTCCTTCCCACAAGCATTAAACAATACGGAGATTACTTGCTCAACGAGTAGGCAATCTCCGTTTTTTACGCAGAAAATCTACTAGATTTTAGGTAGATGCTTTCGGTGAAATTCCACCCACGCACTAGAACGCTTTGCTCCAACGTAGGAAATGCTCTTTATAAGGGCAACCTCATTGGACATAACGGGCTCCTTGCACTGGTGGCAGACCCGCGCAGTCAGGACAGGCTTCGCTGCTTCGCGCTTAGACTTGTTGTTCTTTACTCCAGCCATTTTCTATCCTTCCAATCAGATGATTTGATCTGCGCACGCCGCGCAGTTATGGAGCGGCGGGCAAATGCCTGGCTCAAATTCAGTAACGCCAGCAGGGGCGACCGCAGACTGATGACAGCACACGCAAACATGGCTCTCCAAAGCCGCATACAGGCGCGTGATTTCCTCACTCTGCGTCAGCCAATTGTGCTGAGTTGAACATGACCAGTGTGGAACATGAGCGCCCTCAATCAACTCAAGGCTGGCGGTAATCACGTCTAATGCCCCGTCAATTGTTGTGGCAGTGCCGCCAAATCGCGCTGCAATTGCTGATGCAACGGACTGCTCGTCGGCTTCCTCGTAATCAATGGCAATGGTGATAAGTTTCTGTGTCATTTTTCTCTCCTTATGTCTTGATTATATAATGAAACATGTGAATTTTTGGCGAGTGCATGTCATGCTCATGCCCACCAGCGCTTGCAAGGGCGCTCATTGTATGATCGTGGGCGGCATTGATGCCCATGGAGGTGGCGTCATCTGAGGTTCCCGTACCACTGGCGTGCGTGTGCGCAGCGTGGGAGACCGTTCCAGAGTATGAGGTTGTAGTGACCACGTGGTTGGTGCTGTTGCCATCAGATGCAAGGGAAAGCGTATGCGTGTGAGTTGATGAGGCAGCGGCGGACGCCCCTGTACGCGCAGCCCCTGTTGATGGACCTCCTGAGGTCAGCGTGTGCGTGTGCGCCGCGCCGCCAAAGCCAAACACGCCACTAGCAGTGTGGCTTCCTTCCGTGGCTGAGGGAGACGTTCCAGACGTTACGACGTGCGTGTGGCTTGCGGCATGGTTGTGGTATCCAGCAGTGGTCATGCTTGTTGCGTGTGAAGAGTGGGCGCCGTTTGTTGAGTGAATGAACGAAGAAAAAAATGCCGTTCCAGAAGCAACTCTCCAACTCCCAGGGAGCCCGTTGTGGTCTGGTGCGGTTGAAAGCGAAGACGGAGCGCCAATGAGCCAATAGTTGTCCTGATAATTAGGGAGATTAAACGTTGTTGTTCCGTTCCCAACGCCATAATTCGTCCCAATAACCGCAAACAAATCCGCGTATGTTGTCCGCGAAACTGCGTTGCCATTGCACAGAAGCCACCCGCTTGGAACACCCTGGCTTCCAGCCCATGAGGTAACCATCCCAGGCTTTCCAGATGATCCAGAAGCGCCCCCGCCAACGTCTGCCCAACCCGTGCTTTTGTACACCCTAATCTTTTTGGTGGAAGAGTTAAAGTAAATTTGCCCAAGGTTGTTTGCCTGGTCGTTTGCTGCGACTGGAAGCCCAAGTGGAGAAACAAACTTTACAGCCATCTTATACCGCCTTAATAATATAGTGGACCTGATAGGTTTTGTAGGAGTGATCTGTGTGCGTGTGCGATCCGTTGCTAGAGGGCGTTGCCGTGTGGTTGTGCGAGGCTGGAGATGCTGACGCCGTGTTGGCTGAAGTTTCCAGAAGGAATATTGGGTTGTGCCTATGGGATGAGTGCGCTGACCAGGATGAGGTGCTAACCGTATGCGAGTGGGTATCTGTTGAGACCGTTGGTCCCGAATGTGTGTGACCAGACGTTGCCCTAGTTGTTCCAGACGTCGTGAAGTTCGCTGAAGCGCCCGCCCCCACTGAAGACGTGTGCGTGTGCGACTGCCCTGCATTTGACGTGTCTGAAAAAGTATGACCAGTAAAAGTGATTGTCCCATCAGATGCGGTTGCGGAGTGAGTGTGCGTGTAATCATGCTGTAGTTCTGTAAACGCTGTGTATGTCAGTGAGTGCGAGTGCGCATATCCTACATGCGCTGCTACTGAGTGTGCGTCATTAGATCCGCCAGTATGATATTCAGCACTAATGGCACCGTCTGACGAGGTCGCCCCAATCACTTGGCAGCCCTGAATATTTGGAACGTTAAACGTTGTTGTGCCGTCACCTGGTCCAAAACGCTCATCAACGAATACAAATAGCGCAGAGTATGTTGTCCTAGATACAGCCTGCCCCGCGCAAACAAGCCAGCCAGACGGGGTTGTGGCGCCAAGCCATGGCTGAATAGAGCCAATCGGCATATCAATTGACGAAGAGCCACCTAGAGATGACCAAGACGTTCCGTCGTGAACGCGAATAACGGCATTCACGCTGTCGTAATAAATTAACCCAGCCCCAGAATAGGCAGACTCAACATTAGCCTGCGTGGCAACTGGTAACTTGATGCTGGAAAGAACCTTTGTCATGTCTTCACCAAATACCAAACTCTCGCCCTGTTGGCGGAGTGAGAGTCATGGATATGCGCTGCGGTTCCATCTGCCGCCATTGTTCCGCCGTGCGTGTGCCCACTCACCGCTCCAGATGTACCAGTGTACGACGGGACAGTAGGGCTTCCAAATCCATGCGCGTGGTCGCCACTTGAGGAGACGGATTCAGTTACTGAGTGCGTGTGTGAGTTCCCGCCAGAAACGTTTGCAACCCCGTGAACGTGCGATGCCGCACCAGCGGTTGTGTTAGAGGAACTGGTGATTAGAGAAACAGTCCCAGAGGCAGCGCCCGTATTGCCAACTGTATGGGAATGCCCAGTATTTGATGTCGTTGCAGTATACGTGTGTGAGTGACCGCCAGCATCAGTCTCGTTCTGATTTGTAGCAGTTGTTGAGTGATTTGTTGTGTGGGTGTGCCCGCCCTGAGTGTCATCCGTAAACGTGTGCGTATGCGCTGCGTTGTCGGACGAGTGCGTAAGCGCGGTAAACGGATCAGCAGACCCGTACGTCCAGACTTTTCCGCCAGCAGTGTTGCCAACCGCAACTCCAAGATTTGCGGATACCGCACCGACAAGGCTAAGCCCCCTAAAATCTGGAAGGTTAAACGTTGTGGTTCCGTCGCCAACGCCAAAATATGTGCTGATGATAGCGAACAGGTCTGCGTAGGTGGAGCGGGAAACGGCTGCGCCGGTGCACATAAGCCAACCAGTCGGCCGGGATGAGGGGGAGCCAACCCAAGTGATCACTGAGCCGGTAGGCATTTCTGTGGTCGTTACTCCCCCTAGGACGCTCCAGGAGGAGGCGCCCCTGACCTTCATTTCGTCAGTAAAACTGTTGTAATAAAGGGTGCCCTGATCCGCAGTGGGATCTGACTCCAGTTCGGCTTGCTTGAGGGTGTTGACGAATTTAGGCATATAAAGATTATACCCCCCTCAGCGCTTAAATCAAGCGCCTTGGGGGGTATGCTCTTTATTGATTATCCGTTTACAACGACTCGGTAGGTTCCCGCAAGGCTAATGGTGACTGTCAACGTGTCGGTTGTTGCGGTGACAACATCGGCAAAGACCTGAGCGTCTGCGGAGTCATAAATAGCAACCTGTACGGCCTTGGTTCCAAGGCTGTGGGTGACTGTCTTGGCTTCGCCTGCGGTCCAGGATGCGCTGGAGTTGAATCGGCGTGCACCACCGTAGGTAGGGCTAATTACCGTGCCCTGCCAAGTGCCGGTGGCAATTGTGCCAACCGTAACGATGCTGTCGTCACCGGTGTAGGTTCCGCCAGCCACTGCGGCCAGGGTTGCATGGTATGCCTGAACGTCCGTGCCAATCGCAAGGCCAAGGTTTGTTCGGGCATCGCCAGCAGTGCTTGCGCCCGTACCGCCGCCTGCAATGGCAATGTCAGTGCCGTTCCAAGTACCGGTGGTGATCGTGCCAACCGAGGTCAGGCTTGATCCAATAACTCCCGAGCCGAGCGCGGTGCCGCTAAGGACTTCCGCGTTATTGATCTTGTACACCTTGCCGCTCGCAAGGTCTGCATGCTCAGAAAGCGTCCAAGAATCCGTTGCATCAACCCAGTTGATGGTCTTGTCCGTGGCGCCCTTAAGGGTAATACCGCCGCCATCAGCGCCAGCATCGGTTGGGCTTACAGTTGAACCAAGTTCAATGTTCTTGTCGTCAACTGTCAGTGTCGTCGAGTTTACCGTTGTCGT